CCCAAGTACAGGAAATCGGCTCGCGTTACAAGAAGTAACGGATACTGGGTTCAAAGTATACGGCGGATACGGTTCAGGTGCGGCATTCTATGTCTGTATTAAACTTGAAGATTTACTTAAAACCAAACGCCCTGACAGAAGTAATAAGATAAGTATCGAATGATTGCGCCGGTGTTACGATAAAGCATAGGTTGTTATTGTCACGGCTTCGTAGGAATGCCCAACATTTCCGGAATGGCTGGCAGTAACAGCAAGCTTTATATGATCATACCCTTTGATATTTACAGTTACATCTGCATTAAGTGTAGTTATCTTTTGGATTTGTTTATAAGTGCTTGTACCAATAGCAGTACCATAAACAGTCACAGAATTTGCATTTCCTCCATTGGGAGGAGTTTTTACGTTTAAAACTAGTGATACGTAATCCCCAGTATTGTTAAAAATATAATTACTTGTCATTACAGTTCGGTCTCTTACTGCAACGGTTTCTAACGTTCCGCCAATCCCGCTGCTACCCAATTTTTTTCGGACTGCATCAGCACCTACTACATAAAAATTATCGCCTTCCTGCTCAAATGAGCAGCCACCCAAATCCCTACTTAATATAGAAACATAAAATTTTTGCCATTTTACGGCATTTAGAATCGAAAGGAGAAGAAAATGGATGCCCTAATTGAAGCATTTGGCAGTTACAGCATTGGCTATGTGGTCGTGCTTGTGGCTGCCTTTATTTTTTTATATAAAATTTATCGTAAGGTCGCGCAAGCAATCGTCGAGCAACATGATGTAAAGCGGATGCAAGATGAAAAAATCCAGCAGATTTTAGACCAGGAGTCTAAGTACCCAGAATGGAGAAAACAGTCTTTGAACATTCAGGAAAAACTGACTGATCGTTTGGATAACATCGAGCAGTCGCAGAAAAGTGTTATCCGCCGGCTGGAAGAGATCGAAGCGGAACGCAAGCGGCAAAAGTGCAATGAGCTGCGGGACAGACTATTGCAGGCGTATCGATATTATACAAATCAGGATTCAAATCCAAGACAAGCATGGTCGGAGATGGAGGCAAGTGCGTTTTGGGATATTTTTGCAGATTATGAAATAAACGGTGGAGACGGGCATATGCACACCGTAGTGGAACCAACCATGCGAGCGCTTAGAGTGATTCAGATGGATGAGCAGGAGCAGGTCGCGGAATTGATACAGAGCCGTCGATGAGCGGAGGAAAACATTGTGAAACGGAAGCATGCTGAAAGGCGTACATACACCAAAAAAGCTGTAAAAGCGCTATTGATCGTCGGTGTATTGAACGCGGAAATTCCGTACCTATTAGCATATCTGGGGCGGGAGCCGTGTACGGAACTGGCTATTGCCTGGATCACTGAGATCGTTGCGGTGATTTTGGGGTATTTGTGCAAAGCCTACTTCGAAACAAAAGAACAAGAGAAGAATAAGCTGCAGGAAAAGCGGCTGGAAAAGGAACAGGAGGTTGCAGGATGAATGATATTTTATTTGAATTGTTGAAACTGATTGTGATGATTGCGGTGCTATTGGTTATGAGGTATGCGATTCCGTGGCTGCGGGCTAGGATCGGTGCTGAGAAGATTGCCGAAATCGAAAAATGGGCGAAAAAAGCAGTCTTAATGGCGCAACAAGTTTACTGGAATAAGTCCGGCGAAGAACGAAAAGAAATCGTAACGGAATTTTTAAGGGAGATGCTGATTGCAAAAAATATTTCGATTTCTGGAGAGCAGTTGGAAATTTTGATAGAAGCAGCTGTAAAACAAATGAAAATCGAAGAGGGCAGAAATACTGTGTCAAAACAAGCTGAGAATGATAAATCAGCAGAAATGGAGAAGCTATGAGCGTTTTGATTGGAAGCGCCAGATTAAACGAAAACGGAAAGACAACCGGCGGATGCCCGGGAGACCAGACAGGACGGGAAGTTGGTATACAGGAATGGTACATGCATACAAAAGGATGGATCGTCCTGCGGGCAAAAACACCTGCGGTACGGGAAGCAATTGCGTATGCGATGGCAGCTGCCTGCAATAATAACCATATCGGTTACTGCCAGAGCCACCGGACAGGCGCAACGCTGGCGGCACAGCAGCATGGGTATGATCCGGCAAAGATCACGACAGACGTAGAGACGGACTGCTCCGAGCTGGTACGCCTTTGTTGCCTGTATGCTGGGATCAAGGTTCCGAGCTTCAACACCGGCAGCGAAAAAAATGTGCTGTTAAACACAGGCATGTTTACGGCACATGAAGATGGTGCACATTGTAACAGTTCTGATCGGTTGTTACGCGGGGATATCCTTGTGACCCGTACAAAAGGACATACGGTAGTCGTGTTGTCGGACGGCTCTGCCGCCGCGCAAGAAAAGGGCAGTCCCACAACAAAAGAACCGAAGAAAGTCACAAAACCGGAAGCTGCAAGAGCTTTCGGTAAGTCAATGGCTGGAACATATAAGACCATTTCAGCGCTGCACTTGAGAGCTGGAGCAGGAAAAAACAAGGCATCCTTGGCGGTTTTGCCGAAAGGGACGATAGTGCATTGCTATGGATATTATACAGTTACGGATGGCACACGTTGGCTGTATGTACAGGCATCCGTACACGAGGCAAATAAAACCGGATTTTGCAGCGGAAATTATTTGGAAAAGGGATAGGAACAGGGGGCGGTGAAAACTGCCCTCTATTATTTTGCAGAAAAATATAAAAACCATTGACAATATACCTTAAAAGGTATATAATTAAATCATGGAAAGGAGATAAGAACGAATAAGTGTAAAGCACTGGAAAGGAGAGAAGGGGAATGGATACCATACATGATATACTGGAAATAATAAAGGACTTAGTAGAAATCTTAGTTTTAACATTAACAGCCCGCCAGCTGGTAAAACAAAAGAAATCTAAAAAGTCCAAGAAGAAAAAGTAAATACATAAGCTGCCCTGCAAAGGGCAGCCCCCTAAGGGGGTATTGCTTTTCTAAAGACAGTATATCACACCCTGCAAAAAATATGAATAAAAAAATCAGCTTTTTACTGGTGGCGTTAGTGATACTTGATATTGTGGACGGAGATTTTAAAACGCTATCCGTACTGGACGGTATGAAAGTGGTATTATATATAATATGCTTTGCATTACTGGTATGGAATAGAAGAGAGGGCAAGGAATGAATTTAGGCGAGAACATAAGGGAAGCACGAAAGACAGCAGGTGTAACGCAAAAAGAACTTGCAGAGTACCTGGATGTATATCAGAAAGATATAAGTCGGTGGGAGAATGGAGAACAGATACCGAACGCGATCACGTTTGCAAAAATCTGTAAGGCGCTTGGAGCGTCAGCAGATAAAATCCTGGAATTATAAAAAATGAAAAACGTGTGAAATAAAAAGAAAACCGGGTATAGTTGGCAAAGAGTTGCAAAGACATTAAGTACAGAAGGAATAGTTGTAAATGAAACTCAGAGAATAATTCTAAAGTTATACGAGGAAGGGTTATCTATGGATGAGATTGCAACGGCTACAGGATATGCGAGAAGTACTGTTGATTCATATTTTCCGAGATGCAGACCAGTTTACAACGAAAACCTGTCTAGGAATGCACTTCGAATAAAAAGGTGCAGAAGAAAGAAACAGTGCAACTAGAACATTGAAAGTAGATTATACTGGGTGCTGATTAAGCACCAGGTATTTCTACTAAAACAGTGTGATAAAATGATAAAAGCAGATGCCTCTTTACGTATTTTTGAAGAGAAGATCAAAGCATACTTAAAAAGCGGGAGAACAAAATGAAAGTAGACTTACAATTTTTTTGCGGTCGCGGTTTTAAATGGGACGGGAAAACAAAAAAGTGGAGGAAAGAGTAAATTTTCTGACCAAAGACATACAGGAAAACAACACCGAAAAGCGGGGCTCTTATGAGCTCTGTTTTTTTATCAAAAAAATTTTCAAATACATGTTGACAAAAATCAGAAGTATTATATAATAAGTTATAAGGAAAACCTAATAAATAATAAGGAGGCGGTAAAAATCTTAACCATCCAGCAAAAAGTAAACATGGCGTGCTCCGCGGCTGAAATCAGCAAAACGGAACTTGGAAAGCGAATGGGATTATCACAGTCCGCATTTTCCCAACGTTTAAAAACAGGGAAGTTTTCCGACGAAGACTTCCAAAATATGGCGAAAGCCATAGGGGCAAAATACTATTCTGGTTTTGAATTCCCAGATGGTACAAAAATTGAGTAAAAACAAGAAAGCAGATAAGGAGAGACCGAAATGAATGGGATCATAAAGAGAGCATATGAAATTGCAAAAGAAACCGGTGATTTTGAAGTTGATTATCTTCCAGAGGTTGAAGTTGGAGAAATTGTAGAGCTGAACGATGTTTGGGACGGAGCAGGCGGAGATGACGAGGCTCCGGACGCTGAAGGCTCTGATTCGTATTCTTACCAAATAACAAATGATCAATGGATCAACTACGAATTTGATATTGTGGAGAAGAAAGAGAATCCATTGGACACACTTGTAAAAATAACAAAAATTGAGTTGATATAAAGGGGAAATGATATGCTGGAAGCTATTGAAGATATAGGCGCTGAAAATCTGGAAGATATTGCGCTGAGAGCATATAAACCACGTCCCGGAATTTATATATTTGTTTCTCTGGACGGGAAAATAATAAGGGAAATCCGCAACGAAAGAAGAATCTATTTTAATACCAAATATCGCATGATGGACTATTACTCGTGGATTGTTTCTATGCAGAAACCGGTAAAAAGCAAACTAATTTTTAGCAATAATTATTTAGCTTTTTTCTGCAAGAATGTGCAAAAACTGACTGATGCGGATATAGACGAATATTTTCAAAGACTGGAAACACCAGAAGATCATATGTTCTTTGCGGATGTTATAAAAAATAATATTCGCAAAATAAATAAGGAAGATCAGGATATTGTAAAATTTTTTCTCATGGATTCTCCGGAACTTTATAGAGAACTCGGAATGAAAGACTGGAGAGAAAAGTCTATAAGTATGCCGCCCAGATCAGGCATGACGAAAGAAAAATGGTTGAAGGAAAAAGAACGAAAGGGTTATCCAATGGGATGCTCTTATAATGCGAAGAAGCCTGGTAATTTAAACCGGATATATGTCGTAAATGAAGAAGAAGGTTTGCAGATAAAATTATTTTACGATATATTAAAGGGATTTTTTAACCGCGGGTGCAACATCGCAATTGTCGGGAAAAATATGCTTATACCATTAAAGAGCAAACAAGGGATTGACCGAAAAATAAAGGGTGCAATGCTTATTTGGTTTACAATGAGAAAAGGGCAGATTGTAATAGTAGATATCGACAGGATAGCAAACTATGATCCAGTTTTAAGGTATAACAAGAATCTGTGAGAAAGATAGT